GATACCTTTGTTAGACAACCCTTCACGTTTCATTTGCATTTTTTGGGAATATGCGTTGACATACGTAGCAAGTTCTTGATAAGAGTTATCAATGTATGGTTGAATCTTATCTTCACAGACACGGTCCATGAAGGAGATAAGTTGATTAACATCCGTTTTCTTTGAATACACTTTATCAACCAACTCACCAAGACGGAGATAAATTGAATCTGTGTCTGAGGCAATAACATAATCTACACCATTCGTTTTTAACAAGTCGTTCATATACTTATTAATCTTTTCTTCAATCCAACGAATTGAAAGTTGACCTGCCGAAGTAACACCAAGTGCTAGACGCAAATCATAGAATCGGAAGTATTGTGAACCCATCGCACCATAAGCCGAATTCAATGAAACTTTTTTAGCAAGTTGCAGATTGTCATATCGTGCAATTTTCTTTTTCAATTCATACTTCTTATTGGCATCTGTTTCTTTTTCATATTCCTGTTTAGCGGAAAGCATCAGCTTCTTAAACTTTTTGCGGTCTTGATACATTTCTTCCAACATCTTAGGCAAGAAACCTTGTTCGGTTGTTCGGAAGAATTGACCATTCGGTGTAATGGTAACACCTTGTAGTTTTGAAGTATCAACTTCTTTGCTCAACATCTTATCAACATTAACACCATCAGAAATAATCTGACGCATGTTGTCATCATAATCTTTGACCTCAATGATTGTTTCAGGCGAAATGTTATACTGCATCATCAAATGTGGATACAAACTATTCAAGTCAAACGATGCAACGTAATCATGCACACCAATTTGTGGATCTTTTACATACGCACCTTCAAACGCACCATCTTTAACACTTGTTATATTAGGAGGAACAACGATGTTTCGTTCAAGCAAATAGTTATAGATGATAGCGTCCCACATTCTAGTTTGTGTAAACACATCACCATAGTTAGACTTGGTATCATATGAAAGAGTCAAAGATAATTCAATCAGCTTTAACTTAGCTTCCAATTCAACAATCAATTCAACGTCAACAATGTTATACTCAATAAACTTTTGATAGTTTAACTTATACAATTGGTGCAAGTTTTCAAATTCATCATAAGAAAGTTTTTGCTTACCCAATTCAATGTTAGCAATGTTGTCCAAGCGATATGAATCTTGTGACTTACCACCAGGAGCAAACCACTTATACAATTCAATATAGTCTAGTGATGCAATGCCATAGATTTCATACGAGATTAATTCACGACCTTTGATGTTGGTCTTTCGTTCTTGCACAATTCCCCATGGTGAAAGATTTTTCATTTCATCTTCACCAAGAATCTTAACAAAGCGATTAACCAAATATGGAATATCAAAGAAGCGAGTGTTCCAACCAGTAATGATATCTGGTGTATCGTATTTCCAATCTTCTAGGAATCTCTTGCAGAGGTCATATTCATCTCTGCACTTTATGTAAGTAACATCATCACGGCTATTATTAAAATTACCGCAACCATAAACCTTCATATCACCATCAAGCGTCTTTACCGCAATCGCTGTGATTGGCTCATTTGCTTTGTATGGGTCAGGAAAGCCATTTTCTGAACCGACTTCAATATCAATGACTGCAATATTAATTTTGGCTTGGTCCCAATCAATTGCGCCTTTGAATTCATCAGCAATATAGGCATATTCATATCTTGTGTTACCATAAATCTTAAAGTTCTCAACATCTTCATATCGCTTAATGAAGTCCCTACAATCACGAATTGAGCCCATAGGAACTTCATCAAGGTATTCACCATGAAGTGTTTTCCATTTTGTTTCTTTTTTGGAAGGCAAAAACATTGTAGGCGTGTAACCCACGCGGAGTTTTACACGCCTACCGTTCTCTACGCCTCTGTAAAGAATGTTGTTGCCAACACAAATTACATTAGTGTAAAAATTACTCATTAAAATTTAGGGATAGATGATGCGATTTGAATACCAGAACCAAAGACTTGATTGTATTGATTTGACAATTCAATCGCTGGTGTAGTTACAGTTAGAATATCCGAAGATACGAATTCAATTCCAGTAGAAAACTCTAAGCAGTAATCTAAGAATGGAGAGAAGCCCATCATTGGACCATCTTTAGTTGGCTGTACAATAACCTGTACAGGTTTCTTTACGGTGTATACTCCACCGATATACTCAACATCACCAAGGATGGTTTGGTTTGTTTTGAAAGTAATAAGTTTTAAACTCATACTTTAACCCTTTCCTCAGCAAAAAAGGTTTTCAATGTTACCCACTTCTTGGGGAACAACATTTCACGACCGCGGAAGTCGGCCATGTCTTGGGTTGGGTCATTAACTAGACCAATAAGTTCAACCATATTGTCAAACTCACGCAGAACCAGGTCATACTTGTATGCCTGGAGTTTGTTTTCAACTGCCATTTGATAGGCGAGTTTTGATGTATTGATATTAATCAATTTCAATATTACTCCATTGTTTAAGTTTTAAAAATTTGTTTTGCTTTGCTAACATCAATTCTTTCCAATTGACACCAACATCTTTCTTCACAAGCAAATCAATCATAGCCAGAAGGTCACCCAATTCTTCTTGCAACATTTGAATGTTCGTTCTGTCTTTACCAGGTTTTAATTGGTCAGGACCGAAACGAAAACATTTGCTTATTGCTTGAGTGACTTCTGCACATTCTTCTTGCAGAATTAAAAGAATTTCTCTTGTATCTTCATCCATAACGATATTATATCACAGTTTAACAAAAGGTGCAAGCACTGGAGCAGTCCATCCTTCAGGTTTCATAACTTTACCATCAGCACGTTTAATAACTTTACCAGTCTCAGAATCAATCTTGCATAGATTACTCCGAGCAACTTCGGCCCATGCGCCATCAACATCAAATCCACGCATACGACAAAATCCAAGTATCACCCAAATCATGTCCATGCAAGCATCTAATTCTTCTACCAAATCATCTTTCTGATTAGCATCTTTGAATTCCCAAAATTCTTCTACAATAAGATTTCGGTAGAGACTAATATTCTCCAGAGATGGTACTTGGTCACATGCGTCAATAAAAATATTAACGTCTTTATTCATATCAGTCATAATATATCCTATTGGTTGCGGGACCTGGAATCGAACCAAGAACTGAGGATTATGAGTCCTCTGTAATACCGTTTTACTATCCCGCGGTTGTTTTATTTAGTTTTCTGAAAAAAAGATTTGAAGATTCTCCAGTATCTTTTCATACGAGTTTCTTCAATCTTTTTAATGATAAGTTCGCCATTAACATAGTCAATGTCTAACAGGTCATTTGTTTTCCAACCCATATCTTTCATAAGTTCTTTAGGCAATTCAATTATTGCATCGCCGTTTTCACAGATTTCAATAACTTGTGATGTATAAATTTTACTCATATTCTATTCACTCCGACATTACACTTAATCAAAAAATCAATACCTTGATTATCTCTATACGTATTACGATAAAATACACTATTAATGCCTGATTGATAAATCAATTTAGCACAATCTAAACAGGGCGCATGTGTCACGTATAATGTTGCATCATCACTTGAATTGGTTGACTTTGCTACCTTTGCAAGTGCGTTTGTCTCAGCATGAAGCACCTCAGGTTTAGTTTTTAACTTATAACGAAGCCATGGAAGGTCTTCAGTTTTTGGTAACTGTTGTTCACTCCATGGCCACTGTTCTTTAATTTCTTCAGGTGACAACCAACCACCCGCGGTTTGGTCCATATATTCTTTATCTTCACAATTGTTATCCCAACCTGATGGCATACCATTGTAGCCAATACCTATGATTGTGTTATCTTTTACAATAACACAACCAACTTTCAAGCGGCGGGCTGAAGATAACTTAGCGTAAACTTCAGCCGCTTCCATGTGAGCGGTATTAAACTTGTTCAATTTTATTCTTTTGTTTCTTTTCATGCACAACAGGCTTATTGCCAATAAGTTGCGCTTGAATCATTGCATTCTTATACGAATGCCTTTCAAATGGATTAACGATAGTAGCCATACGGCGTTTAACACTACGATTAATTTTAAAATTAGCACCTGGTTTCATATCAAATCTCCAAAAATTTAAGTTCAAATCTATCAGCACGGGTTTCGTAACGAATGTAACCACGTGGATTGCAAACGATTCTTGTGCTACCAATCATGTAATCAAAGTCTTCATGCGTATGACCATGAGTCCATAGTTTAATTTGCGGATGGTCTATGATAAAATCATCCAAATTGGAACTATAGCCACCATTCATAATCACTTCTTCTTTATACCGAGGATGTGTTGACTGTTTGCTTGGAGAATGATGCCCAACGACAACAAACTTTTGGTCAAACTTGCCTTCAATCATAATGCGAATATAATCCATCATTTGTTTATGGTCTTCCACAGCATCTTCTGGTGTGAAACGACTTTTGCGTTCATGGAATTTACCATCTTCATCTTTGAAGGTTGTTACCCGATTACTATTTTGAACACAACGGAAGTCATTCATCATACCCGACATTTGCATGAGAGTGATTGGATCTTCTTTGTTCATATCTGTCCACAAAGTACCACCAATGAATGTTACATCATCAATAACAAAAGTATCTTTGTCTAGGATATGGAGATTGCGTATATAAGACAGCCTATCACGCAAAGTTGTAATAGTGTTCCGATAATCACCGTTATAGTGTTCATGGTTTCCCATAATATAAATGACATGCGGAAATCTTTCACCACATTCTTGAAAGAATTTATGATATTTTTCAGAGCGAACATTTTTATCAAAGAATCCAATATCATCTTTTACCATCAAGTCTGCGGCCACACAAATATCTCCAGAGAGAATAAGAACATCAGCGTTCTCGGTATTCTCAAAAGATATTTCACCAAATTCAAGGTGTACGTCGGATGCTAGAGCAATTTTCATAGTTTACTTTCTGCCTTCAAGTGCTTATTATAACACAAGAAGGCAGATTTTTCAGGTAATAATTAAACTTTTTCTTGGAGTAATTGTGGTTTACTTACTGTATTGATAGCAATTTTAACCGGTTGTTTTTCAACTGGTACAATATTGATAAGTTTTACTGTAAGAACACCATTATCCAAACTTGCACCATCAACTTGCACAGTCTCAGCCAACGTTACAGTTTTCTTAAACGAACGTGTGCCAATACCACGATGTAAATAGTTTCTGGTGTCATCAAGGCCTTTTTCGCCTTTGATAGTCAAAGTATTTTTCAACACCTCAATAGTGATTTCACTTTCGGCGAATCCAGCAACAGCAAGTTCAACGAGATAATTATTATCATCAACTTTAACAATGTTGTGTGGAGGGAAAGTGGTAGGTTTTTCCGTTAGCATGGTATCAAATGTGTCAAGTAGTCGGTCAAAGCCAACAACGGAAGGGTATAGATGTGTGAATCTTAATGTTGTCATAAAGTTCTCCTTTAAAAGCAAGTTAAAAAAATGTTACCCCGAAGGCATAACTTCCAGCTTACCTTATACTGGTCCAAACTATCGTGTCGGAGGTGTAATTACACGGACGCCTTATACCGTAGCATCAAACAGCCCTAAGGTGGGTACAGTTATTTATGCAACTTTACGAAGGCCGAGCCATTTACAAAGTATTTTCTTTGTGGTTCTTCCGGCTTGTAAACTTGAATAAATGTCATTGTGCTATCCACTCTTTTCTCATACAAATTGCTGGTGCAAACAATCTCACCAGTGTAGATGTTTTTCAACTCTGTAATTTTTTCTTTCAATTTTTTCATAATTTACCCCAATCATTCCTGAGATTTCTTTCCAATGTTATATTTGCTGACTAGTTCCCATTCATCCTTTTCTTTGTAAGATATAATCTTAATTTGATGAATCGGAGCAATCTTGTCTACCATAATGTCAGGATTAACAATCTTAACTAGACCCCATTCTTCTAGGAGTTTAGCTATTGCGTTTCGCCTTTCAATATCGTTATCTATGATGCTAGATGGTTTTCCGTCTAGTGCGAATAGTTCTTTGAAGTGGACAATATAGTATTGCCCTCTCTTGTGTAGGATGTGGCAAGACTGGTATAGAACCCGTTCTTTACGTGAGGATAC